GAGCTAGCTTTTGTGCAAGGATGAAAGGCATGAAGAAAAAACTTACATCTGCTAAAACTGCTAATGATCCAAATTCAAGAATTAATAAAGCTCTTAGGGCTTGGAATTGCTAGTTTAATTATATGTAGTATTACTATGGCTGAGATAAATGACACTAAAAGTTTTATAAAAGCAATTAATGAAGTTGCTGAAGAGTATCCTGAAGGATCTATTGAAAGAAAACTTTTAAAAAAACCAGGATTTGTAGCTACAGTATCTGCTTTAGAAACAGGTAATTTTCAATTTAAAGGTGCTCCAACTGCACAGAAAGGTAATAACTATTTTGGCCTAAAACCTATGGGTGATCAAGATTTTATTACTACTACAAGTGGTGTAAATATAGCTAGTTTTCCTGATCCAAAAAGTAGTATAAGAGGATTTGCTAATTTAATAACAACTGATGACAGATATAGTGAAGTTGCAAAAGCTGCAGAACAAGATGAGCCTATATCAAATATGTTTCAAGGTATGACATCATATGCAGAAAATCCAAACTATGTTAATCTTTTAAGTAGTGTATATAATGATAGAATTAAACCAATAATAGAAACAGAAAATGTATTGATCCCTAAAAGAAAACCTATAACGGATCAAATGAATAACCTACAATAAAAAAGGGGAGCCATATAGACTCCCCCACACAGGCAACACAAGACATCTAGAGTTTTACTCTAGGTGTCTTTTTTTTTGGACCTTTGATAAAATGAACGATCACCCCATCTCTTTGTCCAAATCCAGCTACTTAAACTTACAATCCAACCTTCAAACTTACACATTATTGGATTGTGCCAAAAGTAATATTTAAATTTATTTAACATATGCAGGCACTCCTAACATAGGTCTTTTATCAAACATATTTGATTTTGCAAATCTACCATTTAAATGATTATAGTGTAAAAATACTTGTGCACAGTTGTTACCATCCAATGCTTCTCTCCAGTGTTCTAATTCACAACCACTATATACTAACATATCACCCACATCAAGTAATACTTCAGTGCCTTTAGGTGCATTAGGTTTATGTATATTTTTATACTCATCAATAACATTATCAGAACCTGTACCATCTATAAATATAGGCCATTTAGTGCCACCTAAATGTATAGTGGTAGATATTTCACAACTAGGTCTATCTTTGTGTCTTCTTAATATATCACCTTTTTTATATATTCTTGCATAAGAATATGTTGGAACTAATTCTAGTCCTGTTTCTTGTTGCATTTTAGGTAATACTTTCATTAATAATGTTTCCATTACAAAATCAGCATAGTGTGAGTATGTATTGGGAACTTGTTTATCTTCCCAAGTACCTAACAAAGGTGTTTCATAGTTTATATTGTTTTTATACATAAAATTTACAGCATCTCTTTTAAGCATAAAATAATTGTATACAAAATTAGCTAGTTCATAGCTAATTGCATTTTTAATTACTTGATATTTTTTTATTTTAAATGTCATACATACATACCTTTTTGTAAAAAATTAAATGATACAGATATTCTAATATCATTAGATTCATTTGGATCTACACAATGCATTAGCCAAGATGGAAACATAATACATCTACCATCAATTGGTTCATAATGTGTTTCTCTATAAAGTCTTGACGGTTTTTTTCCTTCTTTTTGTCTAGGTCTACACATAGCAGCTGATGCTCTTGGGTCATCTATTTTTAAATGTCCACAATTTTTAGGTGCTTTAATATAATAAACACCAGACCACAAAGAATTAGGATGTTGATGTGCTCTATTCATTCCTCCTGGTGGATTAATATTAGCCCACATATTACCTAAGAAAGGTTCACTTTCATAATGCTCTTGCTGATATACTGTTCTCTGACATTCATATAACATATTAACTAGTTTTTTAAATTGTGGTAATTCATGCATGTTAGTAGTTGAATGCCAACCTTGTACATTAGTTCTAACAATACCTTTATCTTGTTTAGACCAAGCTATAATATCTCTTTCTAGTTCTTGGTTAAGAGTAGGATGTTTTATATCTGCAATATATATAGGTGTTGGAAAATGTAATTCTCTAATCATTTAAATGGTGTGCCTCCAAACCACATAACTAAAGATTTTCTATTACCCCGTATTACTGGTTTTACTCTATGTCTAATAAACGATGCAAAGAATACAGCATGCCCTTGTTTTATTTTTGCAACTTTACCTTCAGCCATTAATTCTAAATCACCACCTTCAAACTCTGATTCTGGTGACAGTAAACAAGTCATTGATATTTTTCTAACAGGTGGCTCATGTTGACAGTTTACATCATTATCTACATGCCAATCATAAAATCCACCCTCTGGATATTCTGTATATTGTGCCATCTCTGTGATTGTCATACCATCAAAACCAAAATGATTACCATTAGTGGTCTTCATAATTTTTTCTATATCTTTATACATCTCATGCATTTTTTTAAAGGGTATCCAACTGATGTGTGATGTTCTTGTTTTAGTATCATAGACTCCACCTTTTATACCTTGAGAGCTTCCAACCTCTGCATTTTTTCTGGGCTCGCTTCTTCCAGCTTCAATAATCATTTGACACTGTTTAGGTGTAAATATTGGTGTTGTTGTTTCAACAATATAAGATTTCCATCTTGGTTCTGTAATCATACTGCACCTCTATTTTTTATAGGATCAAATTGGACATCACAATTTGCAGCAAGAGTTCTTCTGGTTTCATCTGTTCCATTAAATGGATATACACAGTGCCTCATATCATATGGAAAAATATAGAAGTCCCTAAGATTCATAGGTGGTTGATAATCTATCTTTGCAAATTGACCATTAGCTGCACCTAATATCTGTAACTTACCGTTTTGTGGTGTTTGCTCTGCTGAGTACTCTTTACCAAATGTAGAAGGTAATTTTAGTATCATGACACTAGATAATCCAGTAAAGAGCATACCTCTATGTACATGTGCAGGATTATACTCATGTTGTTTCATTTCATTTACCCAAATAGAATTTAAGTGTAAATCATAGTCTCGTATTTTATTAAAAGCTAAATAATGTTTAAACATATCCATAAAATAACTTGTTATATTTTTTGATAACATATTATGATTTTTCATTTTAGTTTGATCTGCACCATGATAAAAAAGAGAATGTTCGTTTTCTATTTTACCAACTAATTGTTTATTAGCTTTATATAAGTTATTAAAATTAGTTTCATATATATGATTAATAGAATTAAAAATATCTAAAGGTACTTGATATTTTAAAACTGATTGTCCTAAAAATATAAAATCAAAATTAATCTTTTGGTTTACCATTATCAATTAGTTGCTCTGCTTCTTTATAACTACTTTCTAATTCACCAGATTTTTTTATTCTTTGTAACGATTGTAATTGTCCCATTACATTAAATATTTCAGCTTCACTAGAATTAGCATTTAATGTTTTTGCTTTTTCATGATATTGTAATCCATAAGATTCTAATTGATGAACATTTACATCTTTATCATTAAACGACCCATCATTAAATTCTTTCTTTAACTTAGACCACATTTTAATCTCACGCATTCTATGTCTTGCAACTTTTTCCATAGATGCTTTACCAAATCTAGCTTCATCTAAATCTATTTTGTATTTAGTTAATTTATAATCATCCTGTTCTTTATCTATCTTTTCTTCTAACCATTTAATCTTTGCATCATTTCTCCTATAATCAAATGATAATGCCATTAAATTATCAAGATAACTAGATTGTTCTCTAACACATTGCCAATACTTTGCAGCTTTAGTAGGATACCTATTGTCTTGAAGCACAGAAAATCTAGCTTCTGTTTCTGTCCTAAACATTTGTTTTTTAGTCCAAGTATCTCTTAACTCATCAACCATACCTTTAAATGCAGATAAGTCTTCTTTTTCTAACAAATTATTTAGATGTATTTCTTCTTTTTGTATTATATCTTTTACATCTTTTTTCATATTATACCTTTTGTATTAATTGTTTAATATCTTCTTGTAGTTTCCTACCCACAGAATTTGCATGATTAATTACTGCAGCACACAAATTTCCATGGTAAGGATAACCTTTTAATGCTTCTCTAACTTTACCTACAGGTTTACCACCGTAGTCAATTACAATAGCATTATCTTTGTTAAGACCAATTTTTAATTCAAATAATATACCCGTATACTTATCTAAATTATTTTTTTCCGACATCTTTACCCCCATTAGAATTTACGGGTGTAAGTGTTGATAAAGAGTTCATTAACTTAACAACTTCACCGTATGGTCTTGTCATTAAATATCTCATAATGTCCATTAATTGTTCTGAACTTATGAAATATGTTCTAGATGTTGCTTGCTGTGTCTTTGGTTTTTCTTCAGCCATTTGTCCTCCTATTAAAATGGTATATCATCATCATTAACTTTATCAAAGTATTTAGATAATGTTTTTAAGTTTTCTTCAGCAGCAGATATTTGATTTAATACTTTATCTAACTCCTCTAAAAACTGTGGATGTTCTCCAATAGCAACTGGTCTTTCTAAATACACTTCAGCTGTTGCTTTAGCTGAAGCTATCTCTGCCTCATACTTACGCTTTAGTGCCTCTACAAATGATTCACGCATTACTCTGCTCCTTTAAATTGGTAGTATTTGTTTTCTATTAACTCCTCATCATCAAGATAAGGATTAGTTTTTGCTGCCACTGAATCTCTGGCATCTCGTATGGTTTGGTTTAACGTTCTACCTTGACGCAAACAACCTGCTACAAAATCTTCTACTTCTATTATTGCTTGTTTAACTTGACCCATTGTTGACCTCCTGTATTAGTCTATTTAAATACCAGTGTGCCTTTTGTAAATCTTCTAAAGGCTCACCTTTAAATTTATATCTAGAAACATATTTTAATATATTACCTTTTAGATATCCATGATACTCATCATCAGTCATACAATCACTAATCACATCAATAGTTTCTTTTCTACCATGTAAATAGTGTGCAGGTGCATTTACACTATCATATTTAATCTCATTTTCATATGACATATCATGACTATGATCTTTTTGATAGTGATATGTTCTTTTATTTTTTACCATATTCTCTCCTAATAGTTTTAATATCAATTGTTTCTATATTATAATTACCATCTTTTACTTCTCTTTTAAGTACAAGACCACTCCACCACATATGCTGTGTATCTCTAGCAAAATGTTCTGAATGATTTAAATAACATCCAGCAGATAGTCCATGTATCTTTTTACCATTTGGTAATGTAGATATAGCATAATCTAACAAATGACTATGGCCCACTGTAGCAGAAACTTTGTGTTTTGTCAAGAGAGTTCTACCAATATTTTCTCCAGATATAGCTGAACCCATAATACCAGATGGAAAGTGGTGTGCATAATATACACCATCTACAACTTTTATTTGTTTATATGGTATCTCTTGCCAACCATACTGTCTAAATTTAAGATCACTAATTTTTAGTGTGCCATCTAACTCTGGGTTTTCATCTACGAATCTATCTATTCTATCTTCGTGATTACCATGCAACATAATCTTTCTAGGTTTATGTTTACCTAGACCTTTATTAAATAAAGATAATGCTTCATGTGAATGCTCCATATCTTTTTGATATCTTCTACCTTCAAAGGATTTCTTTGCTCTATCATAACTAGAAAGAGAATCCATACTACAAAAGTCACCCATACATATTACATGAGAAACTTTATAATCTGCTGCTACTCTACCTGCCCACAGAAATCTATCATTGCTTGCTTTAGGTGTACAATGAGGGTCACCTATAACTAAGTGCGTTGCCATTAGTTTAACTCCTTATCTCGTTTCTTTTTTAGGAACTCGAGAAAGTCTATAACATTAGACTCATCATCAAACTCTGCTAC